AAGAGCAATAGAAATCATGTTGACTAATGGCGTACCCATACCTGAGAGCATTGAGTTAATAGCTACGTCCAGTGCTACGTCAAACGCACTTACCTTATTATCCTTACGAGCGAGGTGCGCGTCCATCCAATTCTTCTGCTGCTGGGGAGTTAAGTTACTTATAACTCCTGCATTTAAAGAATTAGTGTTTACGGCAACTCTACACTTAGGGCTTAACTTTGACATTAACATTCCACTCCTGCAAACAACTGCTTAATCTCACGATTGTTCGCTATATCTTGCTGCAATTTTTTACGAGCTGTCATTACACCAGCAACTTTACTTCCTTGTCCTTTGAACCATGCCTGTATACCATAGAACACATCAATATCATTATGCAGTAGAGCTATCTCAGCGTCTGACATACCATCAGTGTGTTTAGTAAGCATACTAAAATCTAGTAACTTCTGATCTACTTCAGATAATAAATCTCTCATACCTGTCAACTCAGCGGCATTGAATATCTTCTCAGGGTTGGCTAATATATACCTAACCATGTCATCAAGGTTATCAATGTCCTCGTCCTTTAAGAATTTACTAGCACTCTTTTCAATGTTCTCAAATGTATACCTTCCTGATGAACCGAACCTAGCCGCATAAGTATCCAACCCACGACTACGTGCAATCTGAGCCACAGTATCAGAGTACTCATCAAGGGTAGTCTGCTCTCTCTTAGCCTTGTCATACTTATCAAAATCATCAGGAGTAATCTCTTCTCCTTTATTCACCTTACGATTTACATTATCAATAGCTTCTTTAGAAGAGGAAGATAGTTTGATAGGTACTATTGTTTCCTTATTATCCCCACTAACCTTACCTTGAACTACCCTACGAGTACTGTCTTCTTTACTACGAGGCATAAACTGTTGACGGACAAATGGATCTTGGTTAACTCTTTGAGCACCTGCTGTATCATTCCTATCTAAGAATCTAGGAGTGTCAAGTCCTAAGCCTAGCTTCCTAGCTAGAGAAGGTTTGCTGCTAAGTATAGAAGGAGGGGCAGGTGGTTGTCCTTGCACAGCTTGTGCTATAGGAGTACGAGGTAGTGGAACAGAAGATTGTTTTAGCCTATCAGCATACCCTTCTATCTTACTAAATTTACCTAGCTTTGCATTCTCAAAATTAGTAACTGCTTTTCTTAAAGTAGTAGCTGAAGCTAGATCAAGCTCTAACTTTTTAATCTTAGCATTAGACTCAACGGCCCTAGCTTCCATAACCCTAGAAGCATTACGATTACCTAGAGTTGGTTTAGAACCAGATCCCTGAAGTTTTGCAAGAATATTACCTAGCTTAAACGACTTATCTTTCTCAAGCTTTAAAGTTTGGTTAAGAGTAGCTACGTCTTCTTTAGAAGGAGCACCCTTAGCTTCTAACTCTAGTTCTTTCAGTATCTTAGCATTAGACTGTTCAACAGTACGCACAGGAGCATTAAATATTTGCTCTATATTTACTGACTCTGTCTTTACAGGAGCACTTGAGTCTACTTCATCTACTGCTTTAGCTACCTTGTCTGTAGACTTGGTTAAAAGCTTACCAATACCAGCACCTAAGCCACTTCCTAACACAGTACCTGCAAACATATTAGCTACAGTGGAGTCTCCATACTGCTCATACACTGGCTCTAGAGCGCCTCCAAAGAATCCTTGGGCAGCGCCCCTAGAAGCATATGTACCTACCTTAGAAGCGAATGTAAGAGGCTTGAGAGCAAACGCAGGTATAGTAATAGGATCAAGAATACCACCGCCAAGCATACCAAGAACAGAAGATACTGGGTTCTGTTCCATCTGTATCCTAGAACGATACTCAGCTACTTGATCAGCTTTCTCTTGTCTAGGAGTTTTCTGCACTCCTGCAAAATCTTTAATCCCTCGGATACTTGAAGTGAACGAACGCCCTGCTTGATCACCAAAAGTTTCAAAGTTTCCGTATTGCTTACCTTCCGCTGCTTCCCTCTCCACTACTTTATTGACCATTACTTCTCTTGGAGTACCATTAGGAAACTCCATTGTCCCTAACGTAGGGTGCTCATAAAAAATAGTCATGATACCTCCAGAGTTAAGGTGTTACTTTTAAAGTCTTAGAAATCTCATCAGGGGTAGCACCTAAAGTACCTAACATAGCTTTAATTTTTCCTAACTCTATAGAAAGATTCTGAATTTCATAAGGCTCTAATCCACCAGCTCTAAGCTCATTGTACAAACTGGTTGCTTTCGCTAGTAAACTTGTTATTTTAATTTCAACACCTTTGGGATCACCTGCTTTTACATTCTCTATTTGATTAAGGATTTCCTGTTTAAGATCCTCGTCACTAGTAAATAACAACTGCTCTTCTAAATCATTAACAGTCGATTCAATTTCACTTTGATCTAAACCTGCCTCACTCTCACTTGGGCTTAAATTTGTAACAGTACTATCTCCTTCCGATCCTGCAGGGGTTTTACGACCATTTCTTAAACTAGCCATCCACTCTGCATATGAATTAAATTCCATGCCTTGTGTTGCATCAGCTATTCGACCATCAGGGTACTCAGTTATGCTGTGTGTAACAGCAGGAGTAGTATCACCAGTTACAGGATTAGAAGAAGCAGGGGTAACAATAACATTACGAGGCTTACCTAAAGCCCTATCCTCTGTACTTCTAGTTGCTTCAGTTCCTGCAGCCTCCATCTCATTAGCACGAGAGTGTAGAGCCATAGCCTGAGCATAGTCACCACTCATCATTAGCTGTTGAGCAGCGCCCCTCATACCTTCAGGAGTATTAAGATCAGCCCCTTGCATACCATCTTTCACACTCTGAGCCTGTGCCATCTCTGGAGTCTGTAATCCAAACATGTTGTTAACGCTTTGACCTACTAATGCACCACCTGCCGCACCTGCAGCGAAGTAGGGATTCATAGCAGATGCTTGTGACACTGCCTTGTTAGTTCTATTCTGTTGTATTGTATTTGGATCTAAACCAAACAAACTCATTACATCACTAGCCATAATACTATCCTCAATTCTTAATTAATTGGTTTATCGACCGCCACCCATGCCAGCCTTGTAGTTAGAGGACACTGACTGTCTTGCAGCATTAGGAGATATCATTCCTGATCGTGCGTTACCTCCGCCTCTTCCCCAGTTAATACCGCCAAGAGCATTACCGATACCTGACCAACCACCTGACTCAGCCATTCCAGCATTCTGAGTATTTCCAGCAGCACCTGACATACCTGATACTAAGTTACTACCTGCAGCATTAGCAGCATTAGCAGCGTAGTTACCGAACATACCGCCTAACTCTTGTTGCTGTAGTCCCATATTATCAAGACCTTGAGAAGAATTTAACATGCTTTGACCAATACCAATATCGGTCTGTCGCTGCTGTTGTGCTCTATCAAATGCATTGTAACGATCTGCTGCATCCTGTTGTGCAAATGCTTGAGCAAATCCATATCCTTGAGGAGACAACATACCACCTCCACTAGCACCTAAGCTCTCAGCACCCATACGAAGACCACTAGAGCCAGTGCCAAACATACTCTCACCTAGCCTCATGGCCTCCGCATTACGAGAACCAGCACCTAAGTCACGCTGTTGATTATAGAACTGATCTGCTAGTTGGTTATAGTCGCCACCAGCAGCACCAAAGGCTTGACTACCTAGTCCCATCATCTGATCTTGCTGTGCTTGATAGCGAGGGTCTAATGCAAATGAAGATTGACCATCTTTAAAAGAAGAAGTACCTAAACCAGAAGTCACTCCATATGGCTTATACTGACCACCTGCGTAAGCCAAGTTAGCTGCATCCTGCTGTAGTTTTGATGCGTCCCTAGATCCAGCGGCTGCTGCATTAGCTCCAGCACCTCCGAATAATCCTGAAATTAATGATGGTGCAACTGAACCAATTATTGAGGTTAAGATTGACATGTTCTTGTTCCTTGTCCTGTATTTAATTTAAGCGGTGCGCTTCCAAAAGTAAACTACAATGTATGGCTGCATGATATTATGTTGAGCACCCCCACCTTCATAATCTAATTCAGATGCCCTAGGATACATCTGACCACCTCTATCACCACCACCATCAGGGTCACCATCACCAGCCGTACCTGTGTAACCATGAACATGACTAGGTATCTCGTTAAGAGTCAACGTATGCGTCTTAGCACCACCTGTTTGTTCTGGTGTCTGCATTGAAGTGTCTCCACCATCTCGACCTGCCAGTACACGACCTGCGCCAAAAGCTACCCATGTACCAACCCCTAATAATGTTGCTGGGTTGGTTGCTACTATTGCTGTGTAGATAGATCCTACAGGATAGGCATGTGCGTTAACAACAGCATTTGTAACGGCTGGTATTCCATTAATTGCTGCACTAACTGCTGTGCTAATTGCAGAAGCAACAAACGCAGTAGAAGCTATCTGTACTGAGGTCGTTCCAGCAGAGGCTGTAGGAGTTGTAGGAGTACCTGTCAAAGCTGTATTGTTAATGTTAGCTTTAGTGGCTATCGCAACTGATATTGCATTAAATTCATCGTCTATCTCTGCACCTTTAACTCGCTTGAGGGCGTTACCTGCAGGTAAGCTATCTTTAGTAGCAAAGTTTGTGGACTTTGTATAATTACTCATTATGAAACCCTACCTTGTTTAATATATAAATCAAATTTCTGAATAGAAACTTCATTTCCACTTATCTCTGTCTCGAAGCCTAGCTGAATAACTGAGCCACTTCCTCCAAGAGCTAGTTTAATTTTATCTGTACTGCCACCACCTGTAAACTCTCCTATGTTATACTCAGCAGTGTTATACTCAGATAGAGCCGTTTGTTTAACTACAGCATTATAAGATCTGTACTCATCCGCGTAATCTACACCTGACTTAATGGTGAATGCTTGACCACTTCCTCCAATTAATGTAATACCTACAGTCTTTAATATCTTAGTTGTTGTTGGTTGATCAAAGTCAAAGTAGTTAGTATAGTAGAGCATTCGATAAGGGACACCATCATCTAGGTAGCCATCGTACTCAGCTATTCCTGTAGTCTGCCCAAAGAATAGACGACCATCAGCTGTATTAACCATTCCTTTATGAGTTAACCCTGCCCACTTAGTAACTCTAGAAGCTCCGTTCTCTAACTTACCTCTCATATCAAAGCAGTACATTGCCTGACTAGTAGGGAAACTAAGAAGGTAGAAAGCATGTTGAGGGGAGTAAACACTTTTAATATTATCAATAGGTTCAGTAGCAAGAATCTCAGAAACTTCATCACGGACATTAATAGACACATCGCCTATTGGAGTAGACTTCTCTTGTATTACCCTACTCAAGGAACGAACACCTGAGTTAGATAAAAATAGAATATCAGTACCTGTGTTCTGAACCGAGTCACGAGCTATGCAGCCCACTCCTTCAATTACTTCTACTAAACGTAAGGTCGATGGGGTCAGGTAGTTGTTATTAGAATTAGTGTCTCCGTAAATAACAATACAGTTCTTACAGAATATTATTAAGAATCCGTTAAATGCACCGAGAGCTACAATTGAATCTCCACCCTTAGTCCATATCTTTGATATATCTAGAGAACCACTAGCACCTCCACTCCATATAATTCCTCCTCCATTATTAGTAACCAAGTCGGAGAAGTGTACAGTATGGTTGTCACCTATAATGTCTGCTGCATATAATCTACCATAAGCAGACAAGACACAGTTTGCTTGAGGAGGTACACCAGATGCGTTTGTGTGATCTCTTACTCTTTGTAAGGAACCACCTGACTGCTGAACCAATGGATCATGTCCACGTTGGAACAAGTAAGCACGATCACTTAACGTAACGCCCTGCCAGTTGTTAGCAGTAATAGTAATGTTAGAAACTGGAGTTCTTTCTGTAAGAGTAGCCAAGCCTGTGTAGACCTTGTTACCACCCCATGAAATATAAGTAGAGACTCCTGAGTTGTTTATAAACTCATGTATTCCTTCAAGGTTAACAACAGTACTAGCTGTTGTACGATCTATCCAACCCTGCCTAGAGCCAAGACGACCAGACTTATCTATTACACAGTTTGTGGCTTGTAAGGCAAAACCACTGGCTAAAGTAATACTACTTTCCTGTGTATTTAAACCATAAAATCCTGGGGCTGCTATAGATGTTGAGAGTAGTTGTGCCATTAGCTAGTCCAAATAAGTTCTTCAGGATGTTTGTTTGCATCTAATTGAATAGCATCATTCAATGCTTTATTAGCTACCATGTATGCTGTATTACCCATCTGTCCGTTATCCTCACCACGTTCTTCAACTGCCTTAGCATAAGCCAACATGACAACTGGGTTTGCAGGGACATTAAAGTTATCAGCATCAGCTTCAAGATCTAGTGTACGAGCTACTACGTTAAATCGTATTGTATAAACCCCATCTGGTTTAGGGAACAAGTCAACTTTTGTATCACCATCAGAACTCACACCATTGAATGAATAATAAGTAGGTGCTCCAGTAGCAGGTGCTGATGAAAGGTATTGAGTATCAAACCAACGAGCTGTTTGGTAAGTGAGGAAAGAATAAGTACTTGCATTTGTAACACTTAGAACATTAATATCATTCTGTGTTCCATTCAACTCGTAGTTAAACACATCAGCAGAAGTAACAAGAGTAAGAGTGGTTCGCAATGCTGACCAATTCCACGCTTCTTCTACTTCACGTTTAGAATCATTAATAAATAAACCAATGAGTTGACTGTACTCAGTATCAGTGATTGCCTCAACTGGCCTTTCTCGTAAACGCTGTAGAACTTTGTTAACTGCTACTAAATAATTCATATATTTATACCATATTTTTGTTGAAAAGTCAAGAGTTATTTTCTTGCTACAATAGACTGCCCGAAGTACATACCAACTACTGCCATGATTGCATGAGGCAACCACTCAGGAGTAACCATACCTTCTAGAGTTTCCCATTCAGTAACTGTGTTAGTAAAGTCTAAGAATAAAAACTTAAACCCAGTAG